CTCTCCATGCCCTTCGGGGCTCATCGTTCTCTTTGTGTGTTGCAGGTTTCCGCAGTGGGAGACCACCCCTGGAAGTCATGATCCAGGGGGCAACACGGAGAACGCCACACACACAAGAGTTGACCCATGAAGAAGAACTCACCCGAGTTGTATGTTGAGTCTGTCTGCGAGGGCTTCCTTGGCCCGTGTTCAGACGGTCCCGCATTTCCTGCCGGCGTGCGCACGATGTACCCGGACCAAGAGCAGCCTAACCCAGTGCTTTGCGTGGGCTGCGCGTATGAGTGGCACGCACATTGGGACGATATGTGGTCCAATGTCGAGACGTGCTACCCCTTCATCACCCCAAGCGTCGCCGACTTTTCTGCTGACTGGCACAAGCGCCACGGCCTACCCCCAACCAAGCCATGAGCCTCCCCTTTATCAAGGTTCGGTGCTCCGAGTGGCTCGACCGCGCAAGCCTCGCTGGCTGGACGCTGGACAACCGCGCACCCGTCCTGTGGGTTGACATGGACCTCGCTATCTTGACCGCCTCGGGGCGTCTGGAGGACCTGTCAGTACGGGACCTTTCGACCCGTTGGGGCTGGCCCCGAAGCACTACCGCACGCAAGGTTAAGCAAGGCGTGGGACGGATTTGGGACAGCAGTGGGACAGAAGTGGGACAGCAGCGGGACACCCCAGCCCAGGTACAACCTGCCAACTCGGACGGCGTTGGGACACCTGTGGGACAGAAGCGGGACACTTGTGGGACTCACGCGCGTTCTTCTTTAGAGAACGAAGAGACTACTAAGAGTAAGAGAGAACAACAGTCGGCTAAGCCGTTGACCGCTAAGCAGCAGGAAGCGCTCCAAGGTCTGGACTGTCTCCGAACCCTCCGCACCGAGCTCCATCAGAAAGCGATGGGCAAGGCCACCCGAGGCAAGTGGGCTGCTGGGAAGGCTTCCGAGAAGGCAACGCTCGCCAAGATCGCTCGCTTCCTGGGAGAAGTCCGGGAGGCTGACATCCACCCCGAGCCGCTGGCTGCACTCGAAGCTATGGGCCGTTGGGCGTACCTCGCACCCGGTGCCGCGTGGCTACGCAATGGCTCCGACCCGTTGGGCCACGCCCTCGGCGGCAAGGCGAACGACCCCACACGCCGCCTGAGAGACGCAAGGGACGCTCTGGACTGGATAGACGGGGGCAAGTCTACCCGGAGCCCTCAAAAGCCAGCCAAGGCGCACTGGAGCGACGTGCTGAGCCCATCTGAGGCGGCCCCAACACCCGCCAGACGTATTGTGAACGAAAACCCGGAGTCGGAAGGCTCCATCTTTGGAGGTGCATGATGAGTACCAATGACCTGACCTTGCCTGGAACCTTGCCTGGACTGCTGCGCCGCTGCTCACCTGTGGTTGTTGATGGGATTAAGGCTGTTATATTGTCCAGGGACACGCGGCCAGCGGACCAGCGCGCAGGCGATTGGGAGGTCATTGCCGACTCGCAGGACTCACAGGACCCATTCTGGGTGAAGTACCCGATGGAGTGCTACGGGATTAGTCTTAGCTTGAAGCCGGAGGCTCTCTCCCTCGACTTGGAGGACGCGACCGGGCGGGCGCACGCGGCTTGGTGGTTGGCTGAGAAGGGTCCCGGTGCCTATGGGGCTGGGCAGCTTCTTAGCTGGGTGCAAGAGGGGACAGGTTGGCTGCTGCACACTGATGGTGCTGACTTCATCGCATACAATGCCAAGTCCTGCCCAGACCTTGCCCATCTCAACCCTGATGACTCACGCCTACTCCCTGATGGCTCCCCTTGGGTAGACGCCGAAGCCCTGCGGCTGGTGTGCTTGCACGTTGGAGGTGTGGCGTGAGCTACAACATCGACACTTGCAGTTACGTCACCGGCCAACTTGAAATCCGGCGCTCAATCGTTCGGGACTTCTATGCCAAGCATGAGGATGAGTTGGCTGAAGACACCTTTATTGAGGAGTTGGACGCCGAGGGCGATGGCTTTGTAGCTATCACGCGGCCAGCGTGGTGTGGGGGTTTCAGTGGGCGCAGTTTAGGCTTACTGAAGCGAGCGCTTTCTTTGACACGCGGTACGGCTGATCTTGCCCTGGTCTGGGAGGGCGGGGACAGCATCACCGGGCTCCGCGTGGTTGACGGCATGGTTCAGGAGATGGACGTGGAGTACCGTTTGGTGCCAAGCAAGGAGGCCACATGAGCGCTCTGACCCCCAAGCACATCGACCGCCTGTTCTGGCGCTTTGCCGCGTCCGGTCTCAAGGAGACGGCAGCCATTGCCAACCTGCTGGCCAAGGACCGGGAGGCGGTGGTGCAGATCTGGCTTGAAGAGCTCGCCGACCTCACCCCCGAGGACGTAGGCGACGCATGGAAAGCCTTCCGGATGACTGGGGCCAAGTTCTGGCCATCGGCGCTTGAGCTGCGCGCCCTGGTTCCACGGCTGGCCCTGATCGGGCAGGACCGCTCCCTTGAGGCGTGGGGGCTGCTTGTGCAGATGCTCGGCACCCCCGGCTCTGCCGCCCTCTCTCGCATTCAGGCGATGGGGCTGCCGTGGGTGAATGAGGATGGGGACATGGACCGGCGCATGAAGCATGCAGCGATGGCGTGTGGTGGTGTGCGGAAGCTGGGGCAGTCGCGGGAGTCGGAGATGATGGCGCACCGGGCGAACTTCCGGACGGCCTACCAGGCGGTGGCAGGCGAGGAGCGCATCACCCGACAGCCCAAGGCGTTGCCAATGGGGGCTCGGCGCAACACGTTGATGTTCCCGGTGCAGGGGAGTGAGTCGTGATCAACATACTCACATGGGGCTGCATGGGCATGGTTGGTAGCGGTGCTTGCTGGTTGTTGCTGGCTTCTCATGTTGACGACAAGGATCAAGTAGGAGTCCCGCTTGCCGCTTGCCTGATTGCTGCGGCTCTTCCGGCATACGCCTGTATGTGGCTTGCTCGTTTGGTTTTCCCGCTACCTGTGGTTGAGTCGTGAGCTTGTGCTGTTCCGGGGGCGTCCGCTACGTCGTGTATGTCCGCGACACCGTGCGCAACCTGCCAGCCAAGCAGGGCACCGCCACGACGATGGTGTTGGCGTGCGACTGCTCGAGCGGCGCCCACATCGCGCAAGCCATCTCCAGCGGTGGGGAGAACGCCGAGGCGAAGGGGCCCGCCACCAACGTGCGCCAGTTCGCCCGGTTCGCGCAGCAGAGGGGCATGGTGGAGGGTGTGCATTGGGCCATTGACCCCCGCCCCGGAGTGCAGCGGCTAATGCAGCTCGCCTTCCCGCACCATGGCAGCCCCAACACACCAAAGGCACCTGCAGCGCTGGAGGAGCTGGAGCGCATGGCAGGGCTTGGGCCACCTGAGCGGCAGGCCGAAGAGCAGTACGGGGTGCAGGAGAGGGGCGCGGAGCCACCCCTTGAGCCACCACCAGCACCGGTGGAGCGGTTCGACGCTGAGGATTGGCGGGACAACCACCCGGCGTGGATGGATGGGGATTTTGCTTAAGGCTAAGGAAAGTAGGTGACACGCCGTTGGGGTTAGGCTATTGTCTATATCCACAAGGGAGAAGGGATGAACGACGAAGGAAAGGCGCTGGCTGAACGGCTGGTGGCGGTGGTGGGGTGGCGGAAGCTCACCGGGCTGGTGAGCACTGAAGGGTCGGTGTTTTTCTACGAGCGGACGGACCTGGAAGAGAACCCCGTGGGCATCTTCATCACAAAGGGATGCGGGGAGATCTACGCCCGGCTTGCAGACGGCGAGACCATCGACCTCGACCACCCTTCCAACGAGGGTCACCTACGGCTGTTGGCGGAGGAGGTGTGCGGGGGCCCTACTGACCTGTTGTATGTCCGGGGGTCTTGGATCGTCCGACTGTCCAAGGCACAGGACGGGTTCCACCAACTGCTCGGGATTGAAGCCACCCGAGGTCAAGCACTGGCAGCCGCCATCGTCGCGGCAAAGGAGCAGGGATGAAGGACGTGATAGAAGGTAGTGTGCCGGTTCAAGGGCGGGGCACGGTTGATGGGTTGTGTTGGTTCTTCCGTGCTCGGGGCGCCCGGTGGACCCTCAATGTCGGCCCACAACACCAATGGCCTCCTGAGGAGGCGTGGCGAGAGCCTTTAAAGGGCTATGTGGCCGACGCGGACGCGGTATTCTCCGCGCATGGCCGCTGGGGTGAGGACTACGAAGCGGGCTGGATGGATGACTGGGTGGCGACTGGGATTGTCTACGCGGCGCTGTGTACGTTCCGCAATGGATTTGACGGATGGGAAGCCCCCCACGATCTGGGGCGCGGCTTTCAGGGCTACGCCTTCAAAGGGAGCACCACATGAGCCAGCCAAGAACACGCGGCTACCTGGTGCGGCTCTACATGGCACGGGCCGGGCTGCGCTCGGTGGATGTGATGGCTAAGCTCGATGTGTGCAAGGCCACCGTGGCCAACTGGCGGGCAGGACAGGCTCCGGTGGTCGGTCGCCTGCAAGAGGTGGCAGACCTGTTGGGCATGAGTGACGCGGAGCTCGGGGAGTACGTGCGTGCTGGTGTTGAGAGTGGGAGGAAGGGATGACCGAAGAAATGCAAGAGTTGGGGCGACGTGCGGTGGCCTGCAAGGGATGGCGGTGGATGCCGGGGATGAGGTGTGCCTTTAATGAGTACGAAGCCTGGGAGTATGAGCGCCTTGTGGGGCCGACCGAAGGGGATGGATTCGTGCAGGCTTCCGAGGTGGCTATCCCCGACCTTGCCGACGCTGCCACGGTGGGGTGTCTACTGGCGTTGGTGCAGGAGGCGGGGGCGTTGATTCGCAAGCTGACGATCCTGCCCGCTTGCAGCAGCATCGTTGTGGACTGGCCCGACGGGCGGCTTCATCAGTACAGGGGTACTGCCTACGCCGATGCGCTGGTCGCTGCGCTGGAGGCCGCACCATGAGCAAGCAAGCAAAGGCGATGGCGGTGTTGGTGTTGCAGAACGCGGCACTAAGGGATGAGTTGTACGCGGCACGAAAGAGGGCCGACTGGCACAAAGAGGCGGGAGACGGTCTCTCGGCTGAGTTGCAGAACGACCGCGCCGAGCTCAAGGCAGCGGGCATCAACTACAGCCGGGCAATGGCTGAACGACAGAGCTTGTATGAACAGCGCGACCGTCTACAAGAGGAACTGAACGTCGAGCGCCTACACGTGGCTGATGTGCGTAGTGCGTTGGCTGATGTGGGTTTGGACACCTACAGCACGACACGGGAGGCTATCGAGGCATCGGCAGCGATGACTGAGGAGAACCAGGAGGCATATGAGCGCGTCAAGGGCCAGCTCGAAGCCATGCAGCGGGACCGGGATGCTCTGGCGGCTGAGTTGCGGGCAGGGCGAGAGGGTAACCAGGCTGTCAGCCTGCACCCGACAGCCCGCGCTCTCTTGGAGGTGCTCCGCGCCGAGTATGCAGGCGACCCGGATAAGGACCCGGCGCTGCGCTGGTTGGCGCTGGGGCACAAGCTCTACCCGTGGTTTGAGGCGGGCTTCCCAGGAGCGTCAGGGGCGATGCCGTCCCTGTTCGTGGCGCAGCGTGTGATGGTGCAGGAGCGCCGGGATTTGATGGACGCTAAGGCGTTGAGCTTCCTGCGTGGGCGACGTGCCCGCGATGCAGGGTGTGATGCGATGCCATCAGATCTTGCCCCGGAGTTGCAGAATGCCTGGAAGCGGGGGCATGACGGCAGTTGGGGCGGCACGGTCTCCACACACGCCTCCCTTGTTGGGTATGAGGAGTTGCTACGCCGTGAGGGACTACGGGATGGGCGATGCGATGGGGGTGGGTTGTGATCACGACAACCGGGAGGCTTGGGTGGTCCGCGTACCACGCTGAATGGAGGCCAGTGGTGCTCACGATGGCGGTGTCTTGCGACCACGAAGGATGCGAGGTAGCAGCTACCCCGACAGGGTGGGAGACCAACGGTGCCAACATCGAAGCGGTTTATGGGCTGCCGGAGTGGGACTTGGACAAGGACGACCACCGATGCCCAAAGCACCAGCGAGTCCGAGCGCATGAGTGTGACCACTGCTGCAGCACCATCCACGCAACCAAGGCGGAGGCGATTCGCTTGAAGTGGATGTGTGATGACTGCCGGCCAGTGGAGATGGTGACCGAGGCGCGCTTGAAGGCGATTCAATGACCGCCACCGACGCCGCAGCATGGGCAAAGGCGAACCCGCAAGAGGCGCTGGTGCTGGCGTTGAACGTCATTGGCGAGCAGTCCAGCGTCATCGCACCGTGGGTGATTCACCTGTCGGGGGATGCAGGGGAGCCACCGATGCGGGTGGAGGTGTTCAAGGGGCACCATGCAGCGGCACGACGGGCAGAGGTGGAGGCTGAGTTACGCCTGCACGCAGCACATCGCGAAGCGGCCGAAGCCTGAAAACAGCACACCCTGCCAGGCGGCGGGGTAGGATTCCCTATGGCATACCGCGCCGAGACCAAATCAGAAGCACTCGCACGTCTTTGGCTGACCGCTATGGAGGTGGACGGGGAGTGGGTGCCGAACTTCCAGTCAGTGGAAGAAGGGATGAAGGCAGACCCAGAGTGCGAAAGCCCCACGCGAACCACGATTCGCAACTGGTGGAAGCAGCGGGACCGGACGAAGGATTCACAATTTCGGACACTTCAGACGGAAACGGTCACCGCAGCGGCAGAAAGGGGAGCGCTCAAGCAGCTTGAAGGCATCCTCGGTGTGGTGGTGGGACGGTTGAACGATATGGCAGCGGACGGCGCCGCATGGCAAGACCCGGAGCTACCCCTGCCCCAGAAGTCGCAAGCAGCCATGAACATCGTGCGAGCTCTCACCCTGGCTGGCCCGCTTCTACAGGCGACCGGGCAAGGGGAGAAGGAAGAGAGCGGAGGAGACCGGGCTGCGAGGTACGCGGCTGCGGTGAAGAGGACTGAAGCGTCTGGGAGGACGAAGTGAGACCAACACGCATAATAGTTGATGACTGGAGCCCAGGGGAGAAGGCGCTAATTGCGAGTTCAACCGCGTTGGGGCGTTCCTTGATGGCGCGTCTATCGCAGGAGGAGGAGAGGGCGTCCTTCGCATCTTTCGCGCCGCCAACCTTGCCCAACCTTACTGACAAGGCGCCACCACAGCCCACCCCGCACCCGAGCGGGTTGAACAGGAAGCAGCGCCGCAAGGTGATTAAGTCTGGGAGGACGAAGTGAGCAGGTATGACACATGGACGCCGGAGGACTCCAAAGAGTTGGATCGGCTGATTAGCCGGCAGAACAAACACGCCCGCAGGATGTGGGTGCTCGGCCCCGTTGCTCACATTTTGATGTGGTTGGGGTTTGCACGACCGGAGTGGCACAAGCGTGGGTGTGCTGAAGCGCTGGAAATCTATGAGGCTCAAGCGTCTTTGTTGGGGATATCCAGGAGGACGAAGTGAAGATGACTAAAGACGAGTGGCACGCCGGCGTGCTGAAGGCGACGATGGAGATCGTGGAGTACGCGAAGGGGATCGACGCCGACCCTGAGGACATGCTGAAAGCAGTGATGGGGCCCGAGACGGCCAAGGCTCTACTCATCCAGCAAAAGTTCGAGCGGGCTATTCTGCCGTTGACCCACGGGCATGGCATAGGTGTGGCGGTGGAACTTGTAAGGGTGCTCTCTGGCTACTACTGCCACAAGGAGACGAAGTGAGCAAGCAAGCACGGGCATTGAGCCTGTTGGTGATTGAGAATGCGAAGCTGAGGGAGGAGCGGGACGGTGCTCGTCGGTTGTTTAAGGTGTTGAAATCAACGACTGCGAGTAGGGAGAAGGTTTTAGCCACTCGCATCGCGGAGTTGGAGGCAGCACAGGTTCCAAGCACTACCGGCACGGTGGCGAAGCCTGGCCCTGAGTTTGACCCCGAGGCGATGACAGCCCACACCCAAGCACCCAGCCTGCGGGACGCCATCAAAGAGACGGCATGGGGCGCCGGCATTCGGTACATCGAGGACGGCGGAAGCGAGTGGGAAATTTGTTTTTCCATCGTTACCCCTGGCTTTAGGGGCGCTTTTGGGGCCGTGGTGGAGTGCTGGAAAGGGGTGTACTTCAGCGACTACGCAGGCGCCTTTGATTGCGTGGTTGATTGGCATGGCGCCACCGCGCTGGTAACCCCGCGCCCTAAAGGGGGTGTGAAGTGAAGAAGTACCCGCCGAATAGCAGGCCGGAACCCATCAAGCCCGAATGGATGAAGCACCGGTACGCAACGATTCCGCCGCTCACGAAAGAGAGCCTGCAGGAGCTTAGGGACGAACTAAGCAAGGGGAGGACGAAGTGATCGAGACACCAGACAAGGTCTTGTTAAGCCCGCAAGTTGCCGAGCAGTGGCGTCGCTTAGCAGGCATTCGAGCCAACGGGTACGACCCAAGCATCGCGCATAAACCTTGGCCGAGGGTGGTTGAGTATTTGGACCCGCAGCCGCAACGGTTGAATCGAGCACAACGTAGAGCCAAGTGACCGCACTCCCGCCATCTGCCCAAGCCTTGCTCGACCTCCCCACCGGGGCCTTCCTGGAAGCGGTGTCGTCGTGGTCTGCGCAAGAGGTGGACGACGCGATGTGGATGCGGTGCCGAAAGGACCGGGCGCTGTTCTGCGCGGCCTTCTTCCCTGACCGCTTCCCAGCACCCTTCAACCTGATGCACCGCGACTTCCTGAGTCGCCCCAAGGTGTGCTGGACGGAGCGCAAGAGCAAGCGGCAAGAGGCGGACGCTGCCCCGCGTGGTGGCGCCAAGAGCACGCTGCGGAGCTATGCCGAGTTGCTGCACGATGTTGTGTATGGGCTCGAGGCGTATGTGGCGGTGATCTCCACCACCTACGACCTCGCCGAGGACCTGGTCAAGGACCTGCACCGAACGTTCACCAGCCCGGAGACCTGCCAAGATTTCCACGATGTCTATGGGCCCTTCGACGTGAGCGGCACGCAGACGGACTTCATCGTGCGGGTACCAGGTCAGCAGTCGATGGGCACCCGGCTCAAGGCGTTCAGCTTCGGTGGCACCATCCGAGGCACGAAGTACAACGGCATTCGGCCTACCAAGGTCTTGCTTGACGATGCTGAACACCCGGAGAAGGTTCGCTCGCCAATCCAGCGAGAGAAGACGTGGAACTTCCTCACGAAGGACATCCTGAAGGCAGGCGGCCCCAGCACGTACTACCAGGTGGTCGGCACTGTCCTACACGCTGACTCGATGCTGGCCCGGCTACTCAAGAGCCCGAGCTGGGTCACCCACAAGTTCCAAAGCATCATCTCCTGGCCTGACCGGATGGACCTCTGGGAAGTCACGCGTGGCCTATGGGCTGACCTGGACGACCCCGACCGGTTGGAGACAGCCCAAGCCTTCTACGCGGCCAACCGCAAGAGCATGGATGCCGGCGCCTTGGTGTTGTGGGAGGAGTGGGAACCCTTGTGGGAGCTCATGGTGCAGTGGTGGGAGGGTGCTGCCGCCTTCAACTCGGAGAAGCAGAACAACCCGGTTGACCCTACCCGTCAGGTCTACGACCCCGACACCTTCAAGCGATGCACCTTTGACGGCGCGTTCATCACCAACGCGGCAGGGCGCAAGGTCAAGATCCGGGACTGCACGCTGGCGGCATGGCTTGACCCCCGCGCCTCTGAGCAGATCGAGAAGAACGACTTTGCAGCCATCGCTCTCGTGGTTCAAGACCCCGTCGGCTACATCTACGTCATCCATGGGGACATGCAGCGGGACACAGCAGACGCGGCCCGCCGCCGGATGTGGGCGCTCTTTGACCGGTACCACGGGTGTACGTTCGGCTACGAGAACAACGGCTTTCAGGCGCTCTACGGCAAGGACTTCGACCGGGACAAGGCAGCGCGCAAGGCGGCCAACAAGCGGCACCGGTTCTACCCCGTCGGCTACCACAGCTCAGGCAACAAGAACGACCGCATGGTCGCCCTACAGCCTGAGATTGCTAATGGCTGGATCCAGTTCTCCACCGAACTCAGTCGTGAGTACATGGAGCAGTGGCGGGACATCCCACGCGGCACCCATGACGACGGCCCAGATGCAACTGAGCGGGCTATCTGGCTGGTGAGAGGCGGGGAGATACCTACACTTGAGTAGTGGGACAGTGTTTTGCTACAACCGGCATAGTCAACTCCAGAACAGGACAACTTTGCGGTCTGCATAGTGCTCGGCCACAAACTTGAAGACGGCCCGATTGAAGTCAGGCCCATCCACCTCTTTGAGTTGTTGCGGGTCATAGCAACGCAGGGATGCTCCGTAGGGGTCCTCGTGAAGCCAACCCAACTCCCGATCTTCAAGGTCGTCAATGGAGTCACGGATCTGGTCACTGGTGTCACACCAACCCCCGTGAGGTAGTTGGAGCATATCCAACGAGGTACCCTCCAGATCGAAGAACAAATCGAAGTTCGCTCGGCGCAAGCGGAACGACGCGGCCACGTACTTGCCGAAGTCTTCCAGAACAAAAACAGTACAGTCGAGTCCCATTGTCATCTCCTACAGGTTTGCTACATATCTATACCTATAGTAACTACTATACGGAAAGAGTGTGACGCCTATTGTGGGTGTAGTCGTGGGACAGTGTGTTGCTGCAACCGGCATAATCGATGGGCTAAGTTGTAGAGGTCTGGGAGGACAATATGAGGGCCGACATTAAGGCTGTTTTGTTGGTCGCATTACTCGCCCTGCTTTGCTGCGGGGGTGGCGGCCTGCACTGCCGGGTTCACGTGGACTCGGGGGGACAGTGACCCACTTCCTGATTCGAAACACTTGTTCAGCGTGTCTTTGCGATGTGTGGGACGGCGACGGGTCACTCTGCGACTACCCGGTCACGGGTGGTGAATTAGATAGACAGGCCGCGTGGCTTCGACAACATCACCACGACTGGGACCCCAAGAAGCCAGAGGATTACAGGCGAGAGGAGGTTCAGAATATCCTGCGAGCGAAAGGCGGCCTTAGGCCCCAAGCTTCCGGTTTAGACACAAGCAAAGTCAACAACTACATGTCAGCTCTTTTGGAGTTGGCCCCTTCCGAAACTCCGGTGCCGTGTTCCCGATTGATTTGCACAGAGTGCGCCATCAGTCAGGGTGACGAAGTAGACTGGTGTCCTCAATGCAATGTGAAGCACGGCCTGTTCATGGCGATAGAGCAGCAGGTAAAGAGGGCGGTCGTGATGAAGACGGACGCTTCTTACGAAGTTCGTCCTCACCCGAAGAGGGCCGGCCGAACGATTGCAGGGGATTGGTTGCAGCGAAACCGGAGTGGTGTTGCCCATTTTGTCCTCTCAGCAAATTGGGAGGGTCAGATCGGCTCTGGCAAAGTCTGCACATGGTTCCGGAAGCCGGAACATGCTGATGTGGGGGTTGACGCCCCAATGTTTTGGTCCCGTGAGATGTGGCGCGTGAACTATCCACAGGTGCTTATTTGCTTGCTCCCAGAGGGAAGATGGAGGCCTAACAAGAACGCACGGAGGTGTAAGAAGTGCCTCAAAGATACGGGCGGTGAACGGCCTGAGTTTAATCCAGAGCTACTCTCTCCAAGGTGACCAGTCCATAAATGGGACAATGACGACGTAGACGGGTAGACTGTCTCACGTCTACGGAGTCCACATGTTCGATCGCTGGTTCAACCCTGCCGCCCCCGCACGCTCTATCACAGGCCGAAACGAGCGCGGGAACTCCGGGCTGACCCCTCCGGAGACGCCAGAGGAGTGGGCTGCCGAGTACGAGCGCCGGCGCCGCGTCCAGTATGGCGAGCCCTACACGATTGCCGAGCACATCAGCTTCCAGATCTTCCGCGCCATCGACGATTCTACAGCCGAGTACAGCCCGCAAAGCATCGCGCTCCGCGAGGATGACTCCATGCGCTTCGTGCAGCGGGTGAACGCATCGGCCTTGTTCCGGGGTGAGCCCAGCATCCAAGCAGTGGACGAGGACGACCCACGGCTGGAGGCTGCCGAGAAGGTGTGGACCGACAGCAAGCCGAAGAAGCAAAGCAAGGTGTGGGCCAACCTCATCAGCGGGCAGGGTGAGCTCCCAATGGAGTCCGTCAAGTTTGCGGATGGTGTTGTGCGCCTGGTTGCCTACGACCCGTCGATGTGTACGTGGACCTTCGACGCGGAGACCTCGAGCACGCTGATGGCCTTGGAGGTGGTGGCGCCGTACCTCGAGCAAGAGACGGACACCCGAGGAGAGATGCAGCCGGCAGTCATGCGGCAGTACAAGCGCCTTGTCACGACGGAGCGCATCGACGTGTGGATCGACGGTGTCCACGACGAAGAGAAGAGCGGAGAGCACGGCATCAAGGACGCGCAAGGCAAGGGCGTCATCCCCGCCGGGGTCATGCTGTGGCAGCCTATGCCTGTCGACCCCACGCACGGCGTGCCCAGCTCGCACGGCATGGACGCGGCTGTTGCCCGTATCGACTCCATGAGCGCGCAGATGGACGCGGTGAGCAAGCGCTACGCCAACCCCTACCCGGTCATCAAGGGCGCTAAGGTCACCGACCCCAACGTGTTCAAGTTCGGGCGCATCGCCTCCGGGCTGCCCACCGATGCCTCTATGGAGTACTTGGAGCCCACGATGACGGGGCTGCGGGAGATCCGAGAGGAGAAGACCAACAAGCGCACGAACATCCAAGACACCCGCCCGGAGTTCATCTTCCACGGTGCCGGCGCTGGCGCCTCTGGTGAAGCGCTCAAGGTGCGGGCTGCTCAGTTCGAGGCTCAAGTCTCCGAGGTGCGCGGTACGGTGTTCTCCGAGCTCGCCCGCTTGGTTGAGATCGGCGTGGCCTATGCGACTGGCAGCGTCTACGACCCAGCGGACAACTGGCTGCAAGTGGATGCCCCTCCGGTGCTGCCGCCCGACATCAAGGCTCTACTGGAAGCCCTGACCGCTGCCGACACGTTGAAGATCATCGCCCGCGCCGACATGGTGGCCGCCCTCCAGCGCGTTGGGCTGGTGCCGAACGACGTTGACCCTGCCGAGTACGCCTCCGAGTTGGAGGATGCGACGGGCCAGCGGGCTACCACGTTCTTCACGCCGCCCGCTGAGTAATGCCCAGCGTCAACCAGGACCTTGCCGACTACGCCGTGAGCCACCGCTTGCGGCTGCTTCGCTTGGAGACGGCTACCGTGCGGGACATGCTTGGAGCCTATGAGCAGGCGATGGGCAACGTCTCGCGTGAGTTGGGTGCCATAGCGGACGCAGTAGAAGGTGAGGACGCACTACCCAGCAGGGAGAGAGCACGGCTACAGGCTCTGCAGGGTGAGCTTGATGGGCGGGTGAGGACTGCTCGGGAGGAGTTGCGCGCCCGTCTCGGCGATGAGCTCACCGCGACCGCTGTCTCTGAGGGGCCCGCCGTCGTGGCTGGGCTGGAGGCGGCTACCCCCACAGCCATTCATGCAGTGCTCGGCGGCGTGCCTGACGCTCAGGTGGTGAAGGCGCTCACAACGCCCATCGGGGTGCGGACGTGGAGCGAGGCTATCGACGTTGGGTTGCTCGAGATGCGCGACCGGGTGACCCGTGAAGTGGCTACGGCGCTCGCTCAGGGTGCCAGCATGGACAAGGCGGCGAAGGCTATCCGGTCTGCTTCCGGCTTTGTTGAGGCGTATAAGAACCAAGCCAGCAACATCGCCCGGACGGAGATCCAGCGCGTGGCCAACAGCGTGGCCCACGACACCTACGCGGCGAACCTGGACGTCATCAAGGGCGTTACCCGGCTTGCCACCCTGGACACACGAACGTGTATGGTCTGCGCCCCGTTGCATGGCGTGACCTGGTTGTACGGCCCAGACGGCACACTGCTCCCGAACCCCATCCACGGCCCGCACATCACGCCGCCGCTGCACCCCCGCTGCCGGTGCTTTGATGCGCCCCTGACCAAGTCGTGGCAGGAGCTGGGGCTGCCAGTAGGGCTGACCCGCCGAGACCGTGAGCGCATGAACGGGAGCCTGCCCCAGAACATGAGCTATCCAGAGTGGTTCTCTCGGCAGTCCAAAGCCAACCAGGTCGAGATCCTTGGCCCGACCCGGTGGGAGCTCTACGAGCAGGGCAAGGTCAAGATAGGCGGCTTCGCTGATGTGACGCGCATCCTAACGCTTGCGGAGTTGCCTTCCCCTGTTTAGGCTGGGTGTGCCTATGGAGGTCGCGGGTTCAAATCCCGTCACGGCTATGCCGTGTAGCTCAGGTGGTCAGAGCGTCAGCGGCACGGTGATTGCTGGTCACCAAACCAAGAAGCCCGGTGGAAACAGCATCCATCGGGCTTTCTTGTGTTCAGGCTGTCTCGGCAATGCGGCTCTTGATCATGGCCACAGCGCCCTTCCGGGTCTTGCCGTTCTCCTCCGCTTCGAGCAGCGCGGGCAGGTAGTCGTCACAGGCGCCGTCACCCAAAGCGGTCGCCAGCCGGGACAGCGAGCCATCGAGTATCGACAGGTCCGCGTCCACCACGTCCAAGGGCAGTTCAGCCGTCTTGCCTGGTGCGGGTGATACACCAGCAGCTGGGGCGGAGATCTTACGGGGCTTCGGCGCGGTGGCGTTCAAGGCGTCCAATCGCGCCTTGGCTACATGCTCGCAAGCGTGCTGCTCTACGTGCTTCGAGCCAGCGGGGGCGCCTGCTCGGTGGATGCGAAAGGCGTTCAGGTAGGCTCGAATCTCGTACAATGCGGACATAATCAGCTCCTTTGTTGCTCAGTATGGAACAATGCGGTACGATTCGCACGTAGCCATTCCAGCGGGACTCCGCCGCACAACCCACGAAAGTGGGCGCCTTTAGGCACACTCGGGAGATGGAGGACGGCACAATGCTCTTTGCACTACGGATGATGAACGGTCTCAACCCAACCCTCTGCTCCGTCGATGGCGGGGACGGCGGCGAAGGTGGAGGCGGCAAGCCTCCCGAGGCACCAGCCCCCGGCCATGCTGAGGGCGACCCAGTACCGGAAGGACGCCTTAAGGCTTTCCAGGCTGAGAAGGCTAAGCGCCAAGCCCTGGAAGCCGAACTGGCAACCATGAAGGCAGCGCAAGAGGCCGCACGGGTCAAGACTGCCGAGGAGCAGGGCCAGTTCAAAGAACTCTACCAAGAGAACGACGCCAAGCTGATTGCAGCTAACGCCGAGCTTGAAGCCTTCAAGGCGAAGGAAGCGGCACGGGTAGAGGCGCTGACCGTCAAGGCGCAAGCCGCTGTCGATGCGCTGCCGGAGAGCCTGCGGGCCCTTGTGCCTGCTGGCCTGTCGGCTGACGACATGATGGCCCAGGTCCAAAAGCTCCAAGCCCTCTCCCCAAGTGGTCCAACCGGAACCATGGGCGGCGGCGGCAAGGTGCCCTCGACTCAGATCGAGGCCACTCCAGCGGAGAAGCAAGAGGCTGAGCGCTTGATGCAAAATCACAAGATGCTCGACCTTGAGTCCGCACTGAACCTCATCCGTTCGAAGAAGAAGAAGTCTTAACCGGCCCTGCGGGGCCACTTTCCCAAGAGAGGCCCACAAATGGCTGACAACTACGGACTCCACAAGGTCGTCCCCAACGTCCGCGTTCTCCTCGATGACGGCTCCGCTGCTGTTGTTGAGGGCGATGCCCTGACCACTGCTGGCGCAACTGCTGGCTACTACCGTCGCTGTGACGCTGCTGCTGAAGCAGTCTCCGGCTTCGCAATGGGTGATGCTTCCAGCCCTTCGGCTGACGGCGGCACCTCCGTCTTGATGGACATCAGCAAGGAGCACATCTACCGCTTTCCCGCTGATGCCGGCAGCGTCACCCAAGCTCTGGTTGGCACCGCCTTGGACATCGGTGCAGACGGCCGTAGCATCGACATCAACGGCACCACGACCGCTGACCTGCTGGTTGTGTCCGTTGACGTCGACCTCAACACCTGCGACGTCGTGCGCGTCTAAGTCCTTCCCCACCTTGCTCGGGGCAGTGCCCCACCCTTTCAAGGGGCCACGCCCCGCACGGAGTCACAAATGGACGCCACTCACATCCCGGCACTCGTCACCCAGAGCGCCTACCCCGTCATGTTCCAAGCCTACGAGGACGTCCCCGGCGTTCGCGGTATGGTCGCCGACGTTCGCCCGGTCAATGCTGCCAACATGTACGGCACCAAGGGAACCACCATCATCGGCGGCTCCGACTTGGACGAGCGCCTGGACAACGAGGGCTTCGGCCAAGACCGCCTCGAAGAGGGCTACACCTGGCAGATCAAGGTCCGCAGCTACGGTAAGGAGCTCCCCCTTGACCGTCGCATGGTCGAGGCTGCCTCTAGCACCGAGATCGAAGACCTGATCACCGAGTGGGCCCGCAGCGTTGGTCGCAATGCCGCGTACCAGCGTGAGCAGTACGTCGCCGATCTCATGCAGAAGGCTACCCTGTCTGCTGGCAATGAGATCTTCAACGGCAGCTTCCCTGGCAACACCGACCCCAACCCCTTGTTCATCTACGACGGGCAGCCTGGCTTCAGCGCCGCGCACCCCATCGCAGTGGGCACCGGAACCTACGCCAACTACGGCGTCTCCCGCACCCTGACCTCGGCCAACCTCACGGCGGCCAAGATCGAGATGCAGCAGACCTCCGCAGTCGACGACCGGGGCAAGCGCATCATGAACATGGCGCAGACCATCGTGGTCCCACCCTCCATGGAAGCCACCGCCCGTGTGTTGCTGAACTCTCAGTTGCTCCCCGGCGGCGCCAACAACGACATCAACATCCACCAAGGCACCTTGGGTCTGTTGGTCTCCCCCTTCCTGACCGACACCGCCAGCGCTTCCGCTTGGTGGCTCAAGGGTACCAGCCCCGGTCTCCGCTTCTACGAGCAGGGTGGTGGGCCAGCCTTCCGCACCTACGAGAACGAGAAGCAGAACCAGATTGTGGTTCAGCTCTTGGACTACTGGGGAGGCGGGTTCGTCGACTGGCGCGGGATGCAGGCCAACAACAAGGCCGCTTCCTGATTTGACTTGGGCAGCTCACCCTTCGGGGTGGGCCGTTCCCACGTCCTCCCCGGTGCGACGGTCGCCGGGGTTGACGGGAGAGCGACCAAACGAAGGAGGACAGCATGGCAACTACATACGACCTCTCCAACGACATCGGCAAGGTACGGCTCGGCATCGGTGACACGGGCGCGGGCAGTGCTTGGGTGTTCACGGATGAAGAGATCACCTACTTCCTGACGGTCGGCTCTACGGTAGTCGGTGGCCAGATTGAAGCCCTCAAGGCTCTCCTGACAGCCCAGAGCTACCGCATCAAGCGCGCCAACGTGCAGGGTGTGACCTACGACGACACCGCGCAGGTGGCCGCCATCAAGCAGGCGTTGGCCATTCTTGGCGGCGACATGCCCACCATCTCCGTGCTCAAGAGTGGGCCGATGGACTGGGAACTCGCTCACTTCCAGGACGGCGGCCAGTGAACCTCTCCCGCTCCGCACTGATGAGCGACATCCAAGCCGAGAGCTTGAAGGCTGACATCAACGGCCTGTTGACCCTCGGGTCTCTCCCGGTCGCGGTCGTCTTCAGCACCCCCACAAGCGCCACGGTCTTCGACTTGGGCACGGGTGCGGTGACTCGCCTGACGGATGACGACAACTTCATCGGCTGGCGCGCAGTGCTCTCCCAGAAGGAAGTCAACGACACGGACGGGGCCAAGAGCGGCGACGCCTGGTTGCTCATCCTACAGGAGTCGGTCAACACGGCACCGACGCTGGACAGCTTTTGCACCATCGACGGCGCACGCCACAAGGTGGTCAGCCCGGTTGAGACGCCGCCATTGAGCTCCCACTACCGGATGCGGGTGCGGGTCCATGCTTAGCATCACCATCGACAACGCAGCCCTGAATGCTGCGCTTGCCAAGCTCGAGAAGGAGCTACCCGGCATCCAGAACCAGATCGTGCGCAAGCTTGCCTTCGACGGTCTCCGAGACATCGTGGTCAGCATCACGACCGGCGCTTGGGACAACCCCATCCGCGTAGACACTGGTCGCTACCGTGCCGCGTGGGGTGTCGGCTCGCTGGCTCTCGGGCTTGGCGCGGCTGGCCCAACGAATGACGCCCACTCCGGAGACGGCAAAGGCGTTGTACGCACCACTGACGGCCGCACAATGGCCACCATCACCAACTCGGTGGAGTACGCCGAGCTTGTGGAGAACGGCACCGTCTACATGCGGGCCGGTCATCACGTAGCCGTGGCCCTCCAGCGGGTAGCCGAGGACGGGGAAGAGTTGATCCTTGCCCTCGGCACACCCGCACTACAGGGGGCGCTGTGAGCATCGACCCAAGCAACCGTTGGCGCAACGCTGAAAGCACGCTCTACGTGTGGGCTGCCGGGCTCACCATCGCGGGCACCCCTGCCATGCGCTTCGACACCCAGCCTCAGCACGACGCCTCAGCCTTCATCCGGTGGACGCTCCGCCCGGTCTCCGATCGCATTGTCGGCTTCTCCGCTGTCCGGACACAGAAGGTCTCAGCCTTGTTCGCGGCAACGGTCTACTGGCCAAGCATAGGCGATGACGGCACGGTGAACGCCTACGACCTGAACAACGCTGTCGACAGCCTGCGAGACGAGATGACCACGATCACGGTCATCCTGCAGGACTACACGTCAGGCACCGCTGTCCCACTACCCGGAGCCCATGTCATTCGCTCCGTTAGCCCACCCACCCACCAACGCCTCAGCTCACTTGAGGGGTACGACCGTGCAGTCGTCACCGCTCCCGTGTTCTGGGACGCCTACAGAACCGCATAGGAGGCCGACATGGCTGCTATTGACTACGGCGCAGGTGTCGCCCCTTTCACCAAAGTGCTCAAGACCCTTACTCTCTTTGATGGTACGGGCTCCCCAATCACACAGGCCCTGGTTGACTTTGACGGCGTAATCGCCTTCCAAGACGCACAGCGCGCCTCTGCCAGCTACAAGCCCAACGGGCGTCGCCCTGCCGGTGGTGCTGTGGTGCTGGATACGGACGACACCGAAACCGATGTCACCCTGAGCTTTGGCGCCAAGTCTTGGGCTGGCTCTACGGTTCAGAGCCCGCTCGAGTTCATGAAGGGCGAGACAGTCAACGCCATTGCGCTGACCTCGACCGGCACCGCTGGCAAGTTCCTCTTCGGCATGGACCTCACCTACACCAACAGCGCCGGGACTGCCCAGGTCGTGAAGTACACCTACTGCGAGTACCTGAGCGGTACCGAGGTAGAGCGAGACGGCATCCTCTTCGTGGACGCCAACCTGCGCATCCATGAGAACGGGCCGACCTCGATCACCTGATCCCTTTTGCGGTGGCATCTGCGCCCGACAGGGACCGTCCGTAGATGCTGCCGCTTTCCTTTGAGAGTCCTGGGAGGACACCATGAAGTCATTCGCCAAACACGCATCCACCACCGTCACCCTCACCCGTGGCACTGAGACGCTTGATCTGCGCCTGGTTGCCCCCATCGTTGGATGGGAGGACGAGATGCAGCGCGTGTGGCAGCGCCCTTGCGATTGGAAGGCGACCGTGGGCGAGCCCCGCAAAGCCGTCAAGCTCGACGACAACGACCCCCGCGTGCTGAACTGGCTGAGCCGTCGCTACTACTTGATGGTCGGCAAGGTGCTGGCTGAAGGTGGAGAGCTGGAGATGGTCTACCCATCACCTATGCCGACAGATCAGAAGAACCTGATCAGCCTCGCAGACTCCATCCGCATGGAGTTGGCCCAAGCGAACATCCGAGAGGGTGACCTGCTGAAGCTGCTGAAGGGCTACAACACCCTGCAGCACGGCGACCTGACCACCATCGCGCAGGCCCAAGCGGCGGGAAACGACTCACCGCCCGAAGAGGCGACGTGACAGCGGCGGGGCTCCGAGTCCTCGCCATGGAGGCGGCATCTTGCCGCTCATGGGCTGAGTTCGTTGCCTTGCCTGAATCTGACCGCGACCTGTGGTTGGGGCGCGCCTGGACACTCCGGGGCGCCCTCTCCGTAGACGCACACCCTGCAGCCCCTCCGAGGCCCTGAATGGCTGAGCCAGTAGTATTTGCAGTAGGCGCCGACCTCTCATCCTTGAAGAAGGAGTTGAGCAAGGTTGGCCCCATCGCCAACAAGACGGGCGAACTCGCAGGTCAGGCGCTCAAGGCTGGCTTCGGCGCGGTCATGGGCGCGGCTGGCGCTACCGGGCTCTTTGCCAAGGGTGTGCTTGAAGAGGGTGCGCAGTTCGAGACCCTGTCTACCCGGTTGACCACGCTCATGGGAAGCGCGGAGGATGCGCGGGACCGGATGCAGGAGCTCGCCAACATCGGCAAGACCACGCCCTTTGAACTTCCCGGCATCGTGGAAGCAGAGGCCAGCCTGCGGGGCTTCGGTGTCGACGCAGAGAACGTGCTGCCCAAGGTGCTCGACCTGAGCGCAGCTATGGGGCTGGAACTCAACGATGCAGCACAAGCGGTCGGTCGCGCCTTCGCGGGTGGTGCCGGCGCTGCTGATGTGCTCCGTGAGCGCGGGGTGTTGGCGGCTATCGAACTCCGGACAGGCATCAAGGCCACCAACATGGAGATTGGGCAGTTCCGCGAGGAGCTGCTGACCACCCTGGAAGAGTACGAAGGCGGCAGCGCTCGGCTTGCGGCCACGCTCAATGGGCAGGTGTCCAACCTCAAGGACAGTTGGGGCGACTTCCAGCGGCAAGTTGCAGACGCCAGCTTCTACGATGCGAGCAAGGCGGCCATCACGGAGATCAACCGCCTGCTGATCGACAACGAAGAGACCATTGCCGACATCGCGCAGAACACGGGGGTGTGGCTCAAGGGCTCCCTGATGTTCGCGGTGCAGACCGTGGGCGACCTGGTCAACTCCTGGAATCAAGCCAAACTCATTGTCACCAGCATCAAGGGCATCACCCTTGGTTTGGTCTCTACGACAGCGACTTGGAACGCCGAGGTTCTACGTGGCCTTCAAGCGGTGCTCCCTGCCCAGTCAGCGGCAGCCAAAGCCCTGCGGGACAGCGCAGACGCCAACGAGGCACGCGCAGGGGTCTACCAAGCCCGTATGAATGAGGTGAAGAAGGACGCGGAGATCATCCGTGGCGACATCGCCGCGATTGATGAGCAGACCGCGAAGGTGCTCGCCAACATCGAGCAAGCCGGAATCGGTGGGAGCAGTGAGAACCGAAGCGCCCCCGGTCCAGCATCCGAGGACCCGGAGGTGGTAGCCCTCAAAGAGCGCCAAGACCTCATTGGCTCCATCCTCCAGCAGTACCGGGACGAGGAGGCGGAGGAGGCCGCGCAAGCCTGGGATGCGGCCACCAAGCTCCGCGAACAGCAGTACAAAGACTGGGAGCAAGCCGAGGAGCAAGCAGCCGAGGACCGCCTCCGCGTCTTGGAAGAGGCCCAAGCCCACAGGATGGCCATCGCTCAGCAAGGCGCCGACGCTACCCTGGCCATCGCCCGTGCGGGTGGTTCCGCCTTGGTGGACGAGGACCAGAGCTTTGCCCAGACCATGAAGAAGCAAGGCTTGCAGCTCATCAGTGATCTGTTGATGCAGCTCGCGGGCTACTTCACAACCAAGGCCATCGCCTACGCCGCGACCGGCAACATCCCGAAGGCGGCCATGTTCGGTGCTGGTGCTGCTATCGCCGCTGTAGGCTCCGGCGCCGTGAGTGCAGCCGCCTCCAACATCGACACGTCAGCCGATGCGGGTGAGGACGGGGAGACCTTCACCCAAAGCAGCCGCCGCGAAGTGGCCGCCACCGAGGCCGGGGACACCGACGGCGGGCTGGCGCAAGCTGCTGATGCACTGGTGGAGGCTGCCGAGGAGTTGAAGGCGGCTGCGCGAGCTCTTGCCCGTGGCTCTGGTGGTGGTTCTCTCTCGCGTACACTACAGAGAGAGCGGTCGATCTCCGGTCTCTTCTCCAGCTTCCAGGGAGCCTAAACAATGCCCCGATACCTCCTCCCTCCCTGCGCGATCCTGTCCGCTGACCGTGTCCTGTCCGCCACCTCAGAGCGGGGTGCAGCCATCCGGCAAGGCCCCACCCCTGACGTAGGCAACGTGGGCGCTTTGAAGCTCTGGGCTGAGCACGTTTACCCCAACGTGACCCCGGTAGCGCTCTCGCTGACCATGGAGGAAGGAGGCAACCCCGAGGGCTACATTCCCCCGGCTACGGCAACGGCCGGTGCTCGCCTGACGTGGCGCCTGAATGGCGAAGCATCGACCGCGCAGCGCGCATGGATCGACCGGCCCTTCACAAGCTACCTTGACCGGCCCGCCTACAACGACGGCAGCAACACCTACGGGCAGCCATCGCACCTGCGTACCTGCCTGAATGGGCGTGCGGGCTTTGTGGCCTACAACGACACGTCGCCAACAGACTCCCTCGTCTTCTTCTACAAGACAGACCGCTTTGCAGCCTGGTCGTCTGTCACGATCCACGGCGGCGGCGCCACCGTCGACCCGGTGCTGACTGGATTGACTGGGCAGCCCGGCTTGCTTGTGACTGATGCCGGGCGCCTGATTGCCTATGCTCGCGTCGAGAGCCCCTTCACGGGCGCCTCTACAGATCGCTTCGTGGGCGCGTGGTACAGCGACGACAACGGCGACACCTGGACGCACCTAAGCAGCACGGCCGCTAACCTGCTCACAGACTCCGACATCATCAACGCCGAGTGGGTCAACGGCTCCGCTGTCCTGGTGTGCGGTGAGACTGCTGGCGCCTCGGTGGACTGCTACGTCTCCACGTCGGAGGGCATCAGCTTCTCCCTGGAAGGCAGCGGGAACACGACCCTCTATCGCCCAAGAACCACGGTTTACGGCACAGTCGTCCTCATCCATGCAGACGACAACACAGGCGCCGTCTACCAGCAGTCAATCAGCCCCGGTGGCAACGCAGACGATGAGTCGCTCTGGACTGAGCTTTTGGACATCCCGAGCAGCTCGGTAGACAACAAGCAGGGCTGCTTAACCACAGGAGACCAAGGAGAACTCTGGGCGATGCGCGTCCTGGATGACACCAGCGGGTGGAGCTACCTCTACTACTCGGACGACGGCGGGGCGAACTGGCAGCGGGTGGGCCAAACCCAGGAAGGCACCGCCAACATCGGCTTGGACATCAATAGCCTGGCCAGCGCCTACACTTGGGACGGGCTCAACGCTGGCATGATGGGCGGGAACCTGGTCATCCTTGGCCGGACAGACGGCGTAGCCGCTGGAAGCGATGGCCACGTCTTGGCTGCCTACTTCGGGGGATGGAACCGCAGCTTCTCCGAGCAGGTCTACGGCAAGTACGCCGGGGACAACTACGCCTTTCATTATTGGCCGATGAGCGAGCCAAGCAACATGACGTGGACCAAGAGCACCACCGGCACCGGGGCCACCGTGTCGATGACGGCCGATGGTTGGAACATCGCCAGCACAGCCGGGGGAAACACGGACTACGCCGCCCCTGGGAACTGGGTGACCGCCATGGGCAATGGCGGCAACGGTGTGCGGGTGCGCTGCGTTGTTGACACGGCCACGATTGCGGGCAGTTCAACGGGTGACGCCAGAGGCCGCCTCCGGGTTCAGTTGAGCACAGGCGGAAGCACTGCCCAGTGGGTAGAGTTGCGCTTTAGCGCGGGTGGGATTGCGGCCTACGACACGTCAGGGCTGCTCGCCAGCGATACCGGCTCTCTGAAGTTCATTGCCCGTACTGAGTACATTGTGATCTTCGAGCGAGATGGCGGTGCGACGGCAAACACCGGGCTCTGCACAATCCTCTACCGGCGAAGCGTGGACACGGAAACAGCGGCATGGACAGCGCTGCTCACGGCACAAGAGATTACCGAGGATGGCACGGTGTCCGTGGATGACATCCGCTTCGGCGGCAGCGTCAACGGGGCCAGCGACATTAGCCTGCAATGGCTGGGCATGGCTGCTGACTCCATCGGGGTTGACCTGGACAGTGCAGCCCTTGGTCGCCCCTTGTCCAACTCCGGCACGATGTACCTGTATTCAGGGCTTGCTGTTGGCGGCTACGGCACGGGTGCTGTCATTGGGGACGCCTACGAGCTCAACCAGGTGGCAGCCTTCCCTAAGGAGGCGATCTGGAGTTTCCCGTCTCCCTCCGAGCAGTGCCAGTCCACCGATGATACGGCCCTGTGGCGGATCGTGTTCGACGCCGGGGCTACTGACCGCTTCCACGTTGACCAGGTGCAGCTCTTTGGCACCAACTTCCGGACATGCAAAGTGGAGTTCAACGGCTCCGACTCTTGGGGCTCACCGTCCGTCAGTGTGGACGTAGACGCAGCAGTGGCCACGTACGCCCTTGACGGTGGAGAGGTTGGCGCGGCTGCGCTGGACCTCGCGGCGGGGGCTGAACTCATCCCCCATGAGTACGCCAGCAAGCCCGGCGCCCGCTACTTCATGCGCTTTGCAACCAGCGGCAACACCTACGAGATCTTGGATAACTCCGAGACCTTCCTCTATGTCGGCGGCGTAGACCTATCCGCCGAGTCTGGAGACGTGACGGTCTTCATGGACAAGGCATGGATCAACGTCACCCAGGCGCGGCTCCGCTACATGGCCATCACCGTGGCCATCCAGGACACGTCCGACGGCTACTTCTCTCTCGGCTACGTCCAAGCCGGGAACAAGGTCACCATGAACGCGGGGGACGGCTCCGACGCTGCATGGGGATGGACACGTGGGACCCGAACCCCGGTCAAGATCGAAAAGGCAGCCAACGGCTACAGCTCGCCAACGCTTCTCGGTGGTCCTCAGAAGATGGTGATGCTCCCGCTACTGCCCAGCCTGGACGCGGTACGCTCCTGGCATCAGGAGGTGGCCGCGCTGCATCGCTACCTTGGCGGGCCGAACCGGGTGATTGGCATGGTGCTCAACTCCAGCGCCAGCAGCTTCCACAACAACGGCGGTCTTTTCCGGTTGACCGGCACGGAACAAAAGCTGGTGAACGTCTACGGTGAGCAAGACACGCTCGAGCGCGTCAGGGCGTCTACACTGTCCTTTGAGGAGGTGGTCTGATGGCTGTGTATGTGGTCGCCCGTGTTGACCTTCCAGACCGCACGTTGTGGATCAGCGAGGTGGCCACGCCCATCGCATGGGCAGCCGGCGGCGTCATTGGAACTCGGGGAGGGCTCCGGGTAGATGATCCGCCACGCCGTACCATCGAGCAAGATGGCGCGGAGTCGATGCAGATCACGATTGTGGGTGACCCGCTCAACCTCCGGACCGGCACGACAGAGAGGGCGATGCCGGGGGCGATGCGGGTCGAGGTAGCCCTCTGGGAGAGCGGCACGGACTGGGACGCCAGAGAGACCCTGATCCAAGACGCCACCACATCGGCCATCAGCCAAGACATCGGCGACGGCGGGGCCATGGTGCTGACGGTTCGCCGGGACCTGATTGCCGAGTCGCTGCAGGCTGGCGAGGACTACACCATCGCCGACAGCTACAAGGGCACCCTACCTGTCGGCACAAGCGCCGAGTACTACGACCAAGGGCGGCACGACCGCATGTGGCCTATTGCGTTGGGCCGCCCCTTCGGGGTGCCGCTCATCCGGTGGCAGCGGAACATCACCACCGACTTTGCGCTGGTGACAGGGCACAACCTCCCCGAGAGCCCGCTGGTGGTCTACAACGACGGGCAAGAGCTCGCCTCGACAGGTCGCTACACGCCCACGCCGGTAAACACCACGGTGGTCAGCACCCAGAACGAGATTAGGCGGCAGGCTGCCTACATCACCGGGACCGATGGCACCTTGGACACCGGGGGTGCCTCCTGGGAGAACGAGGACGGCACTGTTGCCAACTACACTCGGAACCTGACGACCAACCTGGTACACGGCGGCAAGATCAACGGGCGGAACGAGGTCATCATCGGCGCCGGCATGGTGTTGGACTACTGCCTACGTCAAGCCGGGCTGCCCATCGACTTCGACAACTTGGCCCCCACGCTGGCGCGACTCAATGGCTGGGACATCGGCGTGTATATTGACGGCCGAGCGGAGTGGATGAGCATCATCCGGGAGCGCTTGATGCCGGTGTTGCCGATCCGTGAGCACCAGTCAGACAAAGGGATCTGGTTCTCTTACCATGTGCCATGGGAGCGCACCCCACGCGGCACGCTGACAGAGGGCGCCGACCTGCACTTCACTGGGTCCGTTGTCTGGGACATGGAGGTCATCAACACCGTGGTGATGCGCTACGCCTACCGCTACGGGTTGGGCGACTACTCCGAAGCCGTGACAGTGGGACCGAAGCAGTCCGCTCTCTGCGCAGCCAGCGCCAGTCCGAAAGCCTATGGGCCACGCCCCGGCAAACCGGTCTCGTCCACCGTGCTGCACACTCGCAACGCAGCCATACAGGCCGGGCTTGTGATGGCGCAAGCCAACGCCCTGCCCCGGCGCACCTTCACCGCCATGGTCTCCCCGTTGTGGTCCACACTACGACCCGGTGACACCCTAAAGGTGAACTCGACCACCCTTGGGGGTGACGGTGTGTTGGTCCAAGTCATGGAGACACCGCGTCGCACATGGCCTGGCGAGGTGGTCTTCCAGACTGTCCCGAGAACGGTCCAAGCTACTCCAAGTAGCTGATGACCACGGTCGCGCTGCTGTCGAAGCAGGTGCCCACGATGGCCTCCGAGCGCTCGACGTAGAACCAGCCCGCAGCGTTGCTGCAGATCTCTTGGCCAGCGTCGCCACTACACTCCATCGCGCCGACCACCACGGCACCGGCTGGCATCGTGTACTCCGGGGCATCCAAGTCGGCGGTCGCCTCGTAGTCGCAGGGCATCTCCACAAAGGAGAGGGTTGGCCCGCTCGCCACAACGGCTGCGGACGGGGCTGGCTCTTCGAAGCAGGCGAGGAGAGAGAGAAGGGCGAACATGTGGGGGCTCCGTTGTTGGTGACTACACCGTAAACGCTCACCGGCCACCTGTCTACAGAAAACGTAGACTAAACGGTAGAGGCTCCGATTTGCAGGCACAACTGCGACCACCCAAGGCCGATAGGTACAGCGGTCTGGAAGAGTAGGTTGAAGCGCAACGGGCCCACGTAGCCGCGCAGATCTCCGAGGTTGCCGGTGTAGCCGTCGTTCTGCGAGTAGGTGAACGGCGCGTCACCCAGGTTCAGGTCAATCACCGGCGACGCCAGCGAGAGGATGCGCCTGACCTCCAGATGGGGGACGGACTCACCCACCCCAGCAAGCGGCACCCCTGAGCTGTTGAGGAGCTGCAGCCGGAACATAGTCACCTTGGACCACCCGCCCGGAGGTTGGCAGATGGTGGCCAGCCCGGCTCCGTCTTGGAGTTGCCACTGCCCGTCAACGTTCGGGGCGCCGCTCCGGCTGAGCACCAGCAGCCCACCACCGAGTTGAGCTCTACGGCCCGTGTCATCGCGCCACACCGCGCCGCCTGGTGCTTCTACGTCTTGCCCGTCGGGGTCGGGTACTATTGCCATGGGGACACCTTTGTGCTCAGTAGTGGGACAATATAGGCTTAACGTCAGTGATTGGGCTACTATCTGAACAATAGGAGACCCGCATGTGGCAGCAACCAGCTGACTTCAGGTTTAGAAGTGTCGTCAGGGTGACCCCCGGAAACGCGCAGGCGGTCCTTGGCGGCACCATTGACAGCACCAAGCTCTATATGATTGACGGCATTGTCGACATGGGGTCAGTGTCGATCAATGTACCGAGCACCGGCATCCAGATCAAAGGGGAGGGAACAAGCATCTCCAAGATCATCAGCACGGAGCCCGGCTTCACCCTGTTTTCAGGGGCTACGGCGGGTAATGTCCTGCTGGAGTTCTTGACCATTGTTGTGAGCGGTGCGGGCTCGCAGGTGTACGACCTGACGGCAGATGGCGCCTTTCGCGCCCTGGAAGCCAACAGCGTAAACTATGGGGATGCGGACAGCCTTGTAGGCTGCTCATCTCTTGGAGAGGTCACCGACTACAGGCAGGGGCTGGAGTTTAATACTGGCAGGTTCGGCGGCCAACCAAACCTGACCCTTTCAGGCAGTTGGGCGGGCGGGTTTCGAATCGCTGTGGCTATCGCACGTGCGCTTGATTCAGGGATGACGGGGGCCCTGTTTCAGGCGGGTACCGCGTTGGTCTTTTCCTCCCGATTCCGTAACGAGATGAATGTAGACCTACCCGCATCTGCTGCCTTCTTGGACTTCGCCGCCGCCAACTTTAACGGCTCCTCCTTGCTTCAGATGCAGCAGGCCATTGTGACGCGCAATGGGGTCTTCGATCCAGAGGACACCAACATCACGCCCAATATCCCAGCGTCCGCACTGGAGTGCTACTGGCGCAACAATCAAGGCGTGCCGAGCACGCATGTGGGCTGCACCCTGACCGTATCAACGGAGGCGGCCACAACTATTGCGGTGCTCAACACTTGGTACACCGTTGCTGGGACCTGGACACTTGCCGATGCTGTCCACTTTGACTCCCCAGCAAACAACCAGATGCGCAACCTGGGAAACACTCCGAGGGACTTTAGTGTCCAAGCGAGCATTGTTGTAGAGGGGACATCCAACGATGTGATTGAGCTTCGTTGGATGAAGTACGACTTCAGCACAACCAGCTTGGCAGCTATTCCAAACTCTGAGCAGCGCGTAGTAATTGCCTCACTTGCCGGTTCCCGTGATGTGGGCATTGCATCCATGCTGGCGCCAGTCATCAGCCTCGATGAAGGAGACTACATTTATCTACAGGTCAGAAACACGGTAAGCACCGACAATGTGACTGTTGAGAACGGAACACGGGTCCGTGTATTGGCGTTGTAGACGGGACAATAGGGTGCCCATTCTGGCTATTGGTGCTATTGTCTGGACAATCGAGGTGAACCATGGCAGGTCAGAAGCGCGACTACTCCACCGTTACAATGGGTGGGCCTCGTGGCCGCTCCGGGCTCGTTGTTGACGCTTCGAACGTGCGCTATCCAGACGTGATCATCGTCCCACCCGGCGCCTTTGTCTTGTCCATCAAGCCAGAGGCGAACTCCTGTTGGCTTCTCAATGAAGGGGTGGCCGCCGACACCGCACTGGATGCCGCCTTGGCAACGGCAAACGGGATTGAAGCCCTTGCCGATGTTTGGGGTTCTATCCCTGTCGAGCCCGGTAGTGCGTTGGCGGTCTACAGCGAGACGGCTGGGACCGTGTACAGTCTCGCGTTCTACGAGCGCGCTCCCGAGGCAGCCTAATGTTCCCCGGTATTGGCGGGTTCGGCAGCGGCGGTGTCCCTGCAGGTGGTGGCGGTGCTGCTGCCTCTACCGCTGTAGATTTATCGTCCGGCTCGGTTCTACTGGATCCCGGCAGCTACATCGACACCCGCAGCTCTACCAGCATCACGACGACCACCAACGGCAGCGGGACAAACACCAACGTTTCCACGTTCGCGTACATCGATCTGGAAGGTGCAACAGACGACGGGCTGTATACCTGGGAGCTTGAGCGGACCAACGCTGGTCAGAACGATAAGACCGGAATGATTCTCGGCTTTTTCGACTCTGCCAGCTTTAGCCGGTCTTGCATGGCGGGGATCATGGAGACCACATCCGTCAGGGCGTTGGACCGCGCCGACGGCACCACCATCCAACCAACAAACAACAACCTGATCGCCAAGTGCAAAGTGCAGATCAGGCTGTCCACCAATGAAGACGGGAACCGTGTCATTGGTCCGGGCTGGATTGATACCTATGCCGCCGATGACACCTTGCTCGAGACTGACGAGTTGGCAGCCCACATTGTCAGTGGCACCTTGCGAAAGGTAGCCGGCATCCGTCGCGGCACAAGCGGAGCCCCGGCAGGGACCTTTGACTACACGCTCACCGAGTCCCAGGCGGCGCTATGAAACGCCCCAGCGTCGCGGAGCTCAACCGCTACATCGTTGACGCCGGCTTCGGCGGGCACTTGGTGCCTACCACCGTCGTGCTCGTGCGCGATGTGCTGCGGCCTTCCTTCTTCTCTTCGTGGGCTTGCGTCCAGGACACCGAGGGTGACTGGCACATGTGGCCCTGCCGCACCGTCCCCACTGAGTCCGAGTTGAAGAAGAGCAGCCGCCATAAGGACGGCACGGCCATCCTGACCCCCGGCAAACTCAACCGGCGATGCTGGACCACCGGCTACCACAACCCCCGCGTGTACGGCAACCAACGCCCGTGCATGAGGCAGGTGGGGATGCTCGCAGTCCACCGGGACGATGACGGCGACGGCACTCCGGAGTGGACGCGTAGCTCCAAGATCTGGGACAACGCCCACGGCGTGAACCTGCACGACTACCGAGGGAGCTCCGCTGGCTGCCCCACCATGCAAGAGCAGGACATGGTGAACGAGCTGCTTGACGTAGTTCGCGCCCACGGTGAAGACCGCTGGGACCTGTTGGTGATTGAACCCCTCTTTGAATGTGAATCGTAGGAGCCCCCATGCTGAACCTGCTTAGCGCCGACTTCGTGCGCACCCTCTACGCCACCCAGCTTGACGAAGTGATGGCCACCGAGCCCGGTCTTGACGAGGCGGCCGCATGGGCCAAAGCCGAAGAGAAGCTGATCAAGGTGCTGGATGCCATGCTGGCCTTCTCCGGCCCCTTGGAAGCCATCACCGACGCGCTAATCACCGTGGCCGTCCACCAAGCTATCGGCGCCATCGACACTCAAGAGGAGCGCGCTGAGCTCCGTGAGAGCCTGTCCAAGATTAGGCCCGCTCTGCGTGCCCGTCGTGAGCGCGTCAAGGCTGCTCGAGCAGAGCGCCGCAAGTAGTGATCAAGCCCTGCCCTCTCTTTGACGCCCGCCTCATCATCGAGGCGCTAAACGTGCCGGTCGCTATCGTGGCGTCTCAGGAGCGCGGCGCGTCTGTTGGGGATGCAGGACTTACCTACTACGCGGTGTCCAAGGGCTTCGCGTCCATGTACGGCGCGGTATTCCGTGTAGCCACCGGGGAGCGGGAATCCAGCCCGATGGCGTGGCGGGACCGTGCTCATGTGGAGATCTTCCCTGATCTGAAAGACCCGGATCACGAATGGGCAATCCAACTGCTGGAAGCCTTGACGGGGGATAGCAGCGGCTGGGTTGATGTGGCATGGAACCCCGAGAGCAGCGAGGTTATCACTGTTGCCTACCAGCTCACGTGCATCGCCCCCGGTTGGGCTGGCATTGAAGCGGTAGACCTGGCAGGGCACGCCACCCGCATCCTCGGCAAGGGGTTGACCGGTGACTGATCTCCCCGCTGGCGCCGAGGGTATCGGCGGGCTTGTGCTCGGTGCTGTGACGACTCTTGGAGTTGCTGCCGCCTTCCTGCGCAACAAGACGGAAGCCTTGAAGACCGAGGCCGCTTTGAAGCTCACCGAGCGCGAAGAGCAGACGGCCGAACATCAAGCCCGCTTGGAGTTGCTTGCAGCGGAGAAGGCGCAGATGGAGGGAGGTGGTGCTATCGACGTGGCCGCCATGGTTACCGCCGAAGTGCAGCGACTACTCCCCGAGGCGGTCTCTAAGATCCAAGAAGAGGAGCGCCTACGGGTAGCCCTTGAGCGCGAGAAAGAGCACGAGCTGATGGAGCGCTTGAAGAAGCTTGCCATTGAGCTCAACGCCCAACGCGGGGGCGACTGATGCCCTACAAAGAGCAGACCGTACACGACCTGGTCGCCGTCTTGGACGCCTATCAGGAGATCATCTGCAGCCGGGGCGTGGGCTACATCAAACTCACCCCGGAGGAGCGCTCCAAGTTGACCCCCGATGAGCGGGCAGCGTGGGACAAGGCGCAAGCACGACGCAGGCAGCAACGCAGCCAGCGCACCATCCCCAAAGACCAGTAGGAGGCCCAGTGGGCACCATTGACGACAACGAAGGAAGCCCGTTCTGGGACGTGAACGCAGCGAGCGGTGTAGGTGGTTGGATCTACGCCAGCAGCCGCAAGACCCCCGCCTCGCATGAGTTCTCCCCCCCGATGAACCTGGCCCAAGTCCAGGCAGCCATCGCCGCAGCCGACAACACCGAGACGCAGTGGGTCAACGCCCACCCAGCCCCGGTCAAGGTGTGGCTGAACAACCGCACGGCAGCCCAGCGAGCCAACCACAAGGCCGGCTGTCAGAAGATGGCGCTGCTGTAGCCGACGCCTTGACCCCCGGAGTCTCCCTTCCCTGGCTCCGGGGGTCTTTGCGTCAGACTGCCAAGAACAGAGCAACCCCAGCAGCCAACCCCGCCACAAGCAGCCCCACCACCACACCCGGCACGAAGCCTGCGCGGCGATACCAGGGCAGGGCAAACTCTTTGCGGGCCGCCTCCACCGCCTCCACCGCCTCAGTGAGCAACACCATCATGTCGTCCACCTGGTAGGAGAGCACCACCTGCATCGCCAGCGCGTTGGCCTGCTCTCTCGGGTCAGCATCCCCCTCCCGTAGACGCCGGGAAGCCTCTAAAGCCAAGGCGCGGTCGCTGTTGAGCTCGCCCCACTTCTCTGCAGCAGCTCGCTGCGTTGCCCGTAAATCCGCCATATGTAAGGTTAGCCCCTTATTGCTATTGCATGGGGCTTACATGGTGAATTGTAGGGGCGTGTAATCTACGGGCGGGCCCGTGAAGACCCGCCCGGTAGATCAAGGGATGACGAGTCCGCCCCACATGCCGCCGTCCCCAATGCCACCGCCATCAACATCAGCCCATCCAGAGGGCTCGTTGAAGCTGCCCGCACCACCTGGCAGCACGCCGTGCTCGCACCCCATGATGCCCATTTCGGTGGTCATATTGCAGAGGCACATGTACACGGGGTCACCACCTGCACCACCGGCACCGTTGGGTCCGTACTGGAGTTCACAGGTGCCGCTACACAAGGCACCCCCTTCGCAGGTCTGCAGCTCAAAGCCGGGGTCTGCTGGGGTAGCGGGCCGGTACCACTTGGCGTGCGCCGTCATGATGTCGCCGCCGGTGCTCACTTCGCCCAAGATGTACACGGTGTCATCGCAGCCTGTGGCACCACGGAGAGCAAACTGCATGACCAGCCGCCCCTCTGACAGGTAGATGGACTCGAAGTCGTACAAGTCCCCACCATCGCGCACAATGTCCGCGTCGTAGAAGTTGAACCCGCCCGCCGTGTTGGCCCAAGCGGTGACGCCGTGGGGGACGTGGGCGGTGGCGATCATGCACTTGTGATGCTCAAGCATCGCTGCCTTGCCGGCCGCGTTGGCGGTGAGGGTGAGTTCACTGGCATCTGCCAAGAGCTGCACGCTGGCTGCGGTCAGCATGGGCTCCAACTCATCGCCGCTGTAGAGGGTCGTGGTGCTGTTGCTCACGACGTAGGAGGCCGAGGGGTCATCCTCAGCAGCCGCGCAGGTGTCACTCAGTGCGTTGACGGTGTCCGCGTTGAAGATGGGAAGCGGGTCCGCGATGGCGGTCAAGGTGGCAAGTAGAAGGAAGATCACTGGGTGTCTCTCGGTTGTGCGCAGTCGCGCTGGTTTCTGTTCTGTCGTTTCAAAGCTCGCTGCACCCGCACGGACAAGGGCTGCAACCCCACACCAAAGCGGCGCCGCTCCAAGTAGCGAATGCGGCTCCGTGTCGCGTCGGCGATGTGGCTATCCCCAGCAGCTTCGGCCGCTTCCAGGGAGGCCAGTAGCCAATCCAGGTCCGTGTCGGGAGCTCGCCCTGTCAGGTCCCAAGGCCGCGCCGTCGACGGCAGCCCCATCATCTTGCGGTACTCCACGCACCGTCGGTTCACCGTGGTTCGTGGGACCTCCAACACCTTGGCCGCCTGCTCCATGCTCCCCGTATCGGCCCAGCCGTGCCAGGACTCCGCGAAGTAGACGGACATGTCAACCCGTGGATGGATAGGCGCGCTCATGCCACCACCTCATCCCAAGGGGTGGCGTGTGGAAGCATCCCCGCCGTGCACCGATGGCCCCTGCACCGTCTGGAGATAGTGTTGGTGGAGACCCCGAGCGCTACCCCGGCTGCTCGGTGGCTACCGTACTCCTCCCACGCCTTCCAGGCTGCCGCGTCCTCACGTTGGCACCATGTGGCAAGGCTTTTAGGAGGCATGCCGTGGCGCATGTCGTGGGCGTTCCAGTAGTCCTCCAGCCGCGACCGAAACCCCGAGTAGGTCAACCCAACGGATCGGGCCGCAGCGGAGATGCTGCCATGCTCCTCCCAAGCTGCCCACGCATCGTCGGCGCGCTGCTTACGTAGGGCGTCCCGCTTGGCAGTCGGAGTCTCTTTGCAGCCGGTGACCTTGCGATAGCGGAAGATGCGAGACGCCAGCGTGGTACGGAGTACCCCGAGGGCCGCAGCCGCCTTCTCTTGGGTGCCGTGCTCTACCCACGCCTCAAAGGCTTCCGTGAGCTGCACCAGGTCGCGGCTGGAGTGGCTGGCTGGCAGTGCGTCGGCGTTGCGAATGGTCACGCCACACCCCCGAACCGGCGCCGCGCCTTACGAACCGAGGTGTGAGACACGCCGAGATAGGCGGCCGCGTCCAGTGCGGACATGCCCCGGCAGCGCTTTAGGTGCGCCACCGTGACCCTGTTGGGGTGCTCCCGGCGCTCCGTGACGACTGCACCCGGCAACGCTTCACGCCCCGCCTCGGTGATGCGCAGCACATCGCGCCCGTTGGGCCCTGTCTCCGGTGCGTAGGTGACCACCACCGGCCGCACGCGCAGGAGCCCCCGGGTACAGGTCTTGCGGGCCCCGTCGCTGCTGATGCCCGCAGCCGCTCCGAGCTCTTCGTAGGTCGCGGGACCTTGCGCGAGGCGCGTCATGATGGCGTGCTCGGTCTTGCTTAGGGTCACGGCAGCACCTCCCCGGTGCGAAGCCAGTGGAGGGTGGCAGGGGTGATGTAGGTGACTGAAGCCGCACTCATGCCGGAGCAGTCCACCATTAGCCCATCGTCGCCTAAGTCGATGATGTGGGCGCCATTGCACTCGCAGCTGCGCTCCCCATTCTCATCAGCACTACACCCATCCGGTAGCACCACCGGCACCGGGCCCAACCAGGCGCGGAGGAGATGGGGGGAGAGGTAGGCAGGGCCACCCTCATCGGCGGGGGCGCTCAAGCGCACGGGCGTGCCGCCGTCCACGTAGCAAGCGCGCCCGCCCAGGTAGTCCCGCAGCACTTGGCAGGTGTTGGGGGTGTCGTGGACAGTAAACACGTTCAGGCTGCTCTCAGCCCGTTCCAGACTGACCGGGCTGGGGTGGGCGTCGGGGTAGCGCTCAAGAAACGCAATAGCTTGGGCAAAGGTCACGATCTCACCTCCTCAGTAATCAGTGTATGGATGGCTTCGGTCTCTTCGGCATCGAGGGTCAGGGTAGCCAGCGCTACACCCTCATCGTCCTCTCCGGCGATGACGCACCACTCAACCGGCTCCTCTGGCTCGCGGCTGTCGGGGTGCCCATGAAGGCGGGCGGGCTTGCCAGGGTCGAGCACCTGCACCACGTAGGTGATGCCGTTGTGCTCGATGTCGTGGACGGGGCTACCGGGCATCGTCCACAGGGGAGGCAGCGCGGAGACCTTGACCAGCTCGGCGCGGATCTCCACCGCGTGCTTCTCACCAAGGGCAGCAGCCTCCTGGCCAACACGCCCCACCCCGTCCACCATGACCGCGCAGACGGCGTAGTCGCCCCCGGTGACGCGGACGCGGAAGGCCGTGGGCTTGGCGGTGTCGCGCATGACGACGGTGTGGTGGGTCACGCTCACGCTGCACCTCCCTTCGCTGCCCAAGCGTCAAGCGCCTGACGTGCCTTGGAGGCGGGGGTGATGAGTTCGGCCACCATGGCGCGCACCCGGTCTTGCTCCCAGCCGGAGGGGCGACCTTTGCCGATGCTCTCGCACCAACCCGCTACGGCGTCGTAGCTGGTGCCTGCGTTGGAGAGCTGGATGCAGACCCCCTTGCCCTCGCTGCGCCAGAAAGCGGTATGCCCTTTGGCGTCGATGCCCAGAGCCGCCTTGCGTGACTCCCGCTCAGCCTGCGCTGCCTTCTCGGGGTCGTCTCCAGTGGGGATCAGGAACACCTGCCGCAAGGCATACTTGAGCGCGCCCGTGGCGGCCTTGTACGGCCCTTTGTCGGCTTTGTCCTGCCCCTGAGCAACCACCTGCACCCGCATCCATTCGCCGGACGTGTGCGCCAGCGTGTAGCTGGTCACGGTGGTGATGATGCTGTTCTGGGTGGAGTGCTCGACGGTGCCGGGGATGAGCATCAGCCCATTAGCGGCCATGCTGCCCCGGACGTGGCCCAATACAGCCTCGTCGCTCAGGTAGGAGTACTTGAAGTGGTCGTTGCGTGCGTCGGCCTTGACGTAGCCGCGCTCTGCAATGACCTTGCAGACGGCGCCGGTTAGTGCGCCGATGGTCTCGGATTGGTTCATGTCGTCTCCAGCGCGGGGCGCTTGGCGATTGGATGGAGGTTGAGCTCGCGCAACCAGGTGCAGAGCTGCTCGTCCGTGAAGTCTACGGGCTTGGTGCGGGCGTGCCACTCGGTGGCGTGGCTGTCGAGGCGCTGCCCCAGCCGGTTCCACGCAATTGTCAGCGCTTCGGAGCAGGGACGCCGGCTCTGTGTCCAGATCTCGCCATTGGTGGCCACGCGCATCTTGGCGCAGGACTCGGGGTCGTTGCCGTCCCACAGGTGGATGTAGAGGCTGCTGCCGAAGTTGGAGGGGAGCACCCGGTACCAGCCAGCCACAACGCCGGGGCCGGTCAGGGGAGGGACGGTGCCGGGGTCGATGGGAAAGCTCACGACGCACCGTTGGCCATCAGCACAGCCAGCCCAAGGGCGGAGCGAATGCCCACCCAGTGGTCGGCCAAGTCAAGGGGCAGCTCGGCTGCACGGCGGGTCACTCCTCACCTCCAACGCGGACCCAGCCGCCCCGACAGTTGGGGCAGGTCTCCTCACTGGGCTCCTCACCCAGCCAGCCCACAGCGGGGTCAGGGGCGCTGCCTTCTTCGTAGAAGTAGCCGTAGCCGTGGCAGTCGCCGCAGGGCTCATAGTTGGGGTTCTGCGCCATCACCCAGGGGCGGGCATCGTCGCCCGTCTCCACCGCGATGATTGGGTCGCCGTATGCTTCGGCGGTCATGGTCGCCTCAGTTGCTGTCATGTCGTGCTCCGTTGTTGCTCCAGTAGCTTAGTGCGCCGTTTCCGTGCCGTCAACAAAAAAAGTACACACCCTTTCAGTTTACTGTTACGCTGCTTTCAGCCAAGGAGGCCAACGTGACCGAGAAGAGTATCGGAGCCCAGATCAAGACGCTCCGCACCAAAGCAGACAAGACGCAGGAGGAGCTTGCAGCCGCGTTGGAGTGGCCGGTGTGGCGCCTGCAGAAGCTGGAGCAGGGACGGCAGCGGCTGCTCCTCTCCGAAGCCGTGACCGTGGCTGCCGCGCTGGGTTGCACCGTGGGCGATGTGGCGGGCTACCCCGAGGCGGCCATCTGCGGCAAGCCCGTGCCCGGCATCCCGGCCCCCACTGGCTTGGTTGGCGTGTCCAACCTCTGCGTTGGCAAGCCCGGCCACAAGGGCAAGTGCGCCAACGCACTGGGGGCGCCATGATCATCACCGTCCTTTACGCCCCCGACGGCTCGCGTGTGTGGGCCGCATTTGGCAAGCACGATCTCTACTCCGCCGCCGACCTCATGGAGGCCATGTCCCGGGGTGAGACCCTGCCGCAACTTGCCGCCTACATCGCGGACCTCGGTGTGACCTTCGACGCTTACGTCTGGGACAACGAGATCCGCGAACTGGCCCCTGGCTACCGCCTCGAACATTACGACCTCGCGGAGTTGCTGGCGCGGCCGACTGCTGAGGATTTGCAAGCGGCCACGACCGAGCGGGACCGCCTGCGTGTGGTGGTGGATGAGTTGGCCCAACGCGGCGCCGATGGGTTCCGCGTATCCCTTGGGTACAAGGAGCCCGGCAGAATGGTTCTCGCGGTGACGGGCCCGACCGATAAAGAGATGGATGTAGCTCAACTCATTGTCGGCCTATTCAAGGCAGCAGAAGCAACACAAGCCGCTGCGGATGGTGAAGAATGAGCGCCCGCACCCCCCAAGGCCAGTACACCCACGGAGACCACTGGGACCGCCAACGCGCCGCCGAGCTGCGCCTGCAAGAGAAGGCCCGCCGTCACGCCATCGCCCGCTTGCACGCCCCCGCCGTCACCGACCCCGCGCAAGGTGGCCGTGTGCGCGCCCTCTGCCGGGAGTGGGGTGTGCCCTGCCCGCCCTTCGCCAACCTGCCCCCGCTGCCCGAAGTAGCGCCGGGCATCTACGTCAACACCCCTGACGCTCGCATCGTGCGGGCACTGGAGGCTATCTAATGGCCACAAAGAAGCCCTACTACAAGCTGGTCATCGGCACGACCAAGCCCCGCACAAACATCGACGCGAAGTTTGGTTCTGCTGGTCGCATCCGTGTGGAGGTGAGCGACGACTACCCAGATGCCGACAAACTCCTCGCAGACCTGTTTGATATGCGGTGGCCGAAGATGCTGGGGAAGGTCTGGGCATGGATGGAAGCCAACCCTTTCGACTACGAACTGACCGAGCCACATGACCGCTACCTAGCTGACGAAGTGGTCAAGTTGGGGGTCGCATGACCCTCCCCAAAGCCTCCGAGCTTGACGCGTGGCTGGCTGGCTACGCCGCTTGCGCTCACTACTCCGACCCCAGTGTCTCCGGTGAGATTGCGCTGTATACCGGAGTTCTCCGCTGGCTGCGCACCAACAACGACCGCGCGGCCTTTGACGTGCCGAATCTCCCAGACATTGAGCGCCTCATCTCCGCAGCTCGCACCCCCGAGGACAAGCGGGAAGCCCTGCGCGCCCTGTTGGCAGCCCGTGACCGCGTGGTCGCCAACACCCCGAAGCACGACGCCCTGCAAGCGCAGGCGGTGATCCCGTTGCAGCTGGGGCTACACCCGACAGGCCACGCCATGGAGGAGGAGTGAGCCCCTACATCCCCGCAGCCCTCGACGTGCAGACCTGGCTTGCAGAGCGGGCCGGCATCATCGCCGCGCTCGAACTCACCCCCGGCACCCCTGCGCACTTGGCCGCAGGTGTTGAGGCGTTGGACCAGCTCGCCACCATCTTCGCCGAGTGGGCCACCCACTACCCCAGCAAGCACGCCGCCCAAGCTGCCCAACGGCTGGCCGATGCCCGCACCCCAGCAGACAAGCTCGCAGCGTTGGAGCACATCGCCCGTGTGCGTGACGCAGTGGAGGCCACATGAGCGACATGGACCCAAACAAATACGAATTCCTATGTGCCCTTGGGTGTGACGCCCAAATGCACTGGTGGGTCCGATACCGAGAAACGCAAAAGCTGATCGTTGCTGGCAGTTCATCCCCAGATGGGGCGTGGGCGGATGCCTGCCGAGAACTGCGACAACGCATCGAGGTGACGCCGTGAACCTCGCACTCTTCCCTCACATCGGCCCGGACCATAGCGGCGGCCGTGAGGCGTTGGACCGCTACTACACGCCCCCGGATCTGGCCCGCCGCTTGGTGTCGCTGCTGCCCATCGAGCACGGTCAATCAGTCGTTGAGCCCTCCGCAGGGGCAGGAGCCTTTGCCCGTCCGCTACTGGAGCGCACCCCTGCCGTGGCCTGCATGGACATCGACCCAAACGCCCCCCTGCGTGCGTCGTGGGTGGGCCCGTGGCGCTGTGGTGACTTCCTACAGCGGCCATACGTAGCAGACTGGACTGTCGGCAATCCACCGTACATCCACGCCGAGGAGCACACCCGCCACGCATTGGAGCACAGCACGCACGTAGCCTTCCTGCTGCGTTTGGCCTTCTTAGAGAGCGCTGGCCGTGTCTCCTTCTGGAGTGGCGTGGGCGGCTGCCTGCGCAAGCTGTGGGTGCTTGCTGAGCGTCCGAGCTTTACCAGTGACGGCAAGACAGACTCGGCGGCCTATGGCTTCTTCTGGTGGGATCGCAACCACACCGGCCCAGCTGAGGTTGTGCCCGGCTTCTCATGGAAGGGAGCGGACCAATGAACGTTATGACCCTTACCCTACCCATGGCCCCCAAAGGCAAGGCACGCCCCCGCGCTGTGGTTCGCCGTGGCAAGGGCGGCAAGGTCCGCGCAGGCACCCACACCTCCGAGGACTACGCCGCGTGGAAGTACGAAGCCGCAGCCCGCCTTGGCCGTCTCCTGAGCCTTGCGGGATGGGTCAAGGCTGCCGACCCACGGAGAGACGCCGTGCGGGTGAGTGTCACCGCGTACCACCCCCGCCCCAAGACGCCCCCGGACTGGATGAGTGGCAAGGAGCCTGAGCGTGTAGCGGAGCGAGCCGCCTTCCGTGCGGGCTGGTCGCCCCTGCGCCTGGCCACCCCGGACGCGGACAACATGGTCGGCGCGGTGCTCGACGCCCTGAGCGACACCAAGCGGTGCTGGCACGATGACACCCAAGCCATTCTCGGCGCGGTGGCGAGCCGCTGGGCTGCCGCTGGTGAGGAGCCGCACCTTGTGATTGAGTTGGAGCGCGTGCCTTGGGAGCTACCCACTCCACTCCGAAATGGCGAGATGAGGACATGAAGCCCTACGGCTCCCGCAAGTGGCGTTCGCAGCACGGCCACTCTCAATGCTTCATCTGCGGAGAGAGCTACGACACCAAGGCAGTTCAGCGGAAGCGGGCCCGACGTGGCAAGCAGTGGCGCCATGACTGGGAGGAGGAGCAGGCGGCCAATAAGACTAACGCATGGGCTGACGATGACTGGGAAGAGTGGAACGACTCACGCGGTCCGGGAGTTTATAGCCCGCCCATACAGGCTGGCCCGAGTGGTCGTTGCACGGTAGTTCGTGTGCGCTGGGAGATGCCATGAAGCCAGAGATCACCACCGACCGCGCCACCGTCTACCAGTCCACTTGGCTGGAACTCGCCGCGACCCTGCCCGACAACATGCCGGGGGCATCGCTGGCCATCGTGGACGGCCCGTACAACATGAAGAAGGCCGACTGGGACACCTTCAAGAGTTGGGAGCACTTTGTGGCGTGGTATCGCCCCGAGCTGGAGGAGTTGACGCGGGTACTCGACACCAGCGCCAACGTCTACCTCTGGGGCACGGACGAGTCAGAGGGCAGGCTGCGCCCCCTGATGCGGTCCCTTGGCTGGAATCGGTTGGGCTCTATCACATGGGACAAAGGAACCACCCCCAACGCCATGGGCTGGGCTCAGGCCCGCACGTTCTCAGAGTCCACCGAATCCTGCAGCCACTGGGTACGCGGTGACGCTCCGTGGCTTCCACAAGGGCCACTGCCCAACGTGTGGTCGATGGGGCATAAGAGCTATCAGGAGGAGCGCCTTCGGACGGGTGACCTCATCGCGCCGGTGAGCCGTCTGAACGGGGAGGCTGCCGGATACGTGTGCGGGCCAACTCGCGAGCCACTGCACCCTTGCCAGAAGCCCCTCTCCTTCTACGACCGCCTAATCCGCTCCTCATCCCGCCCCGGTGATACCGTGCTGGAGCCTTACGGCGGAACCCTGCGAGCCGCTGTAGCCTGCCAACGCCTGCCACCGGACCAGGCCCGGCACGCCATCGTCTGCGAGCCTCACGGCCCGTACATCGAAGCGGTGCGCCCGTCGCTGGAGTTCGTGGCGGTGGGTAGCGGTGGCCAGCCTTCACTGTTTGGGTGAGCTTTTTCCACACAC